AGTCCCTGCTGAAACACCTGAAATTTACAATCCATCTTCATCTGAACCGGATGAAGAACAGTTCTCTATTGATGATCTTGCAGAATGAAATGATTGATTTAGAGATAATAAGCACAGGCTCTAAGGGCAACGCAGTCTTTCTTGACGGTCAGGTCTTGATTGACTGCGGAGTGCCGTTCAGCAAACTTGTTGAGTGTGAAGTGGTTGACCGAGTTAAATATGTTTTTTTAACTCATCAACACGGAGACCATTGTAATGTTGCTACTCTAAAGCGACTGCTGTCCGAACACCCTTGTATTCGGATAATTTACCCCAATTATCTTTGCAAAAAGCTTTTTTTATTAGGTGATACCTCCTTTCAATACAATTCTTTCATAGTCGCTCAGGATAAATGGTACTCAATCAGCAATATTACTTTTTCAGCAGTACCACTTCGGCATGATGTTCCTAATATCGGCTGGAAGTTACACTTCAACACTCAACAGGGGATATATAAAGTTATATACGCAACTGATACATCGGAAATCGCTCATATAACAGCTAAGAACTACGATTTGTATCTTGTAGAAGCTAACTACTCAAAAACAGAATTACTTAATCGAATAAAAGATAAACGATTGAAAGGTCAATATGTGTACGAAGATAGAGTTCTTCGTACACATTTGAGCAAAGAAAAGTGCGATGAATGGTTGTATCAAAATATGGGTAATAACAGTTTCTTCGTTTATATGCACCAACACGAGGACTTAGTATGATTACATCAGCGAACATAGTATCTTATGACGGATATAACTTAATAGTAAGACCGCATGAGCGTATCGGCAGAGAACTTTCACAGAAACAAGTACATGAAATTGAACTCAGAATTGTTGACGGACGCACGATTTCTGCCGAACAGCGAAGAAAAATATACGCAATCATCAGAGATATAGCATTTTGGTGCGGAGATAATCCCGAATGGATTAAAGAATATTTCAAGTTCAATTTTTGCGGTGAATTTGGCATTGAATACTTTTCGCTGTCTGATTGCGAAAAAAGCGTAGCAAGAGATTTCATAAGCTATCTGATAGATTTTTGTTTCTACCAAAATATCGGAACAAGAGATACTCTGCTTAATGTTACAGATGATATAGGCAGATACTTGTACAGTTGTCTTGAAAATCGTAAGTGTGCAATATGCAATGCACCAGGTGAAGTTCATCATGTTGACAGAATTGGTATGGGGCGAGATAGGGAACAGATTGTACATATAGGATTAAAAGCTATATGCCTTTGCAGAAAGCACCACGATGAAGCACATCGGCACGAAAAAGAGCTGTTTGATAAGTACAAAATCTACGGTATAGAGCTTGATGAATATCTTTGTACAAAGCTGAAACTTAATACAAAAAGAAAGAGGTGATACAGTGAATGGCTGGACAACCAAAGCGAGGGCTTGACTTTGCGGCTTGGGATGTTCACTTGTTCGATGATGATGAGAGATTTGATGTGCTTATTGATGCACAGGGTTGGGACGGCTTTGGAGTATTTTTTTGGATTTGTACCAAAGCTTATGCAACAAATGGTTACTATTATGAGTGGCGAGAAGGAACCAGTGCTGCCACGATAGCGAAACGAATGAGCGGTGGAATTAAATCAGATACGGTAAATCAGGTAGTTAAGCTTTGCTTACGAATTGGGCTGTTTGATAACGGGCTGTTTGATAGGGAGAGCATACTGACCAACAAAATGATGCAAGAACGATATATGTACGCTATCGAAAAACGCTCCGTGCGAGGTCGCACAATAAATAGATTATATTGGCTTTTGAAAGCGGAAGAAACAAAGGCTTATATAGTTATACCTGAAAATGAGCATAATCTCTCCGAGAATGAGCATAATCTCTCCGAGAACGACACAAAGAAAAGTAAAGTAAAGGAAAGTAAAGTAAATAGAAATAATTATTATGCGATGCCGTCTGCAAATGCAGCCGACACCGCCGGTGAAAATATTTTTATTACATTACCTTTGAACGATAAGAGTAATTATTCAGTTTCAAAATCTGATGTTCAGCACTACAAAATTTTGTATCCTGCTGTTGATGTAGAACAACAATTGCGTTCGATGTTGGGGTGGCTCGAAGCTAATCCGAGCAGGAGAAAAACAAGAACCGGCATTAAAGGGTTCATTACTAAATGGCTTAATAAGGTCCAAGACAGAGGAGGTGTAGGATATGGATTCAATCCAAGCGATAATGTCAAGAATAATGTCACCACAGCGAGCGGAGGAAATTATCCAACGGGCGAGAAAGTCTTCTAAAGAACTCACTCCGAGAGAAAGAGCCGAACAAGAAGCAAAAGTGTTTAACTCAACACCCGGTAAGCTCATTGGCTATGAGTGCGAGAAATGTATGAACCGAGGCTATATTTACCGTGTAAAGGCAGGCGAAACGCCTTTCGGGCAGGTTACATATGATGTGGTTGCTTGCAAATGTGATTGTATGAAAATTCGAGATGAACTTCACAGAATGCAGAACAGCGGTCTTCAAAAACTTCTTAAACGATATACTTTTGAAAGTTACAAGACAACCTCAGATTGGCAGAAATATGTGAAAGATAAAGCATATGAGTACATTGACAAATGCTCTGATTGGTTCTTCTTCGGCGGTCAGCCCGGTTGTGGAAAGACACATATATGTACGGCTATTGTCGGAGCATTACTCAAAAAAGGCAAAGCACCTAAATATATGCTTTGGCAGGATGATATTACCAAAATCAAGCAGGCATCGAGTAATTTAGAGGTGTATGAAGCTCTCATAAATTCATATAAGCAAGCGGAAATTCTTTACATTGATGATTTCTTTAAAACTCGCAGGGGCGATTTTGTCTCAACAGCTGATGTCAATGCTACATTTAAGATTATCAATTACAGATACAATGAAGGATTGCCGACTGTCATAACATCTGAATTATCACTTGAACAGATTTCGCAGATTGATGAGGCTTTAGGCAGTAGAATTTCAGAAATGGCTAATCCGAAAATTTTTATTAAAGCCGATAAAAATAAGAATTACCGTTTTACGAGAGGAAATGAAAATGATGTCTGAAGCACAGGAGCAATGTAAACTCATTAAATGGGCGGATAAATGTGTGCAAATGAAAATACATCCTGAACTTTCAATGCTGTACGCTGTTCCAAATGGTGGCAGAAGAGATAAAGCCGAAGCCGCACATCTTAAAAGGCAAGGAGTTAGGGCAGGTGTTCCAGATTTATGCCTTGCTGTGCCAAAAGGTAAATATCACGGCTTATATATTGAGCTTAAAGTCGGCAACAATAAGACTTCTGAACATCAGGATAAATGGTTGCAGAATCTTTCACGGTGCGGATACGCCGTAAAGGTATGTTATGGCAGTACATCAGCAAAGCAGACAATTGAAAAATATCTGCAATTGGGTGATTGATTATGAAATTGCAGGTTTGTCGAAAGTGTAAACACGAATATCATCCGTGTAGCATACGGAAATGCCCGTACTCTGAAAAAGGATTGTACATCTGCGTTTACTGCTGTAAGCACTGTAGGTTTTGCAAGCCCGTAAGCACAGGCTTTGTCTGTGAATTTGAAAGGAGAGAAAGCATTGAAAGCGAGAATACCCGTTAAGCTGAAAAGAGAAGCTATGGCGGAGATTAACCGCCTTGCCGACAGGGAATACCAGAAAGTCAAGGACAAAGAAATCAATGACCTGACAAGGCGAATTTTTAAGACTATCGTATTTGCCTTGCATAAGGATTTCGGCTTTGGCCGTGACAGATGTGCAAAGGCACTAAAGTCGATGACTGAAATAATTGAACACTCCGACACTGACGAAGTGTTTTGGGAGCATATCGACAGGGTTGTCATCGACAAGCTGAAACTTGAATTTGACAAACGGGACTATACCGACAATGGGAAAGTTGTTAATTTTGAAGGAGACGAAGAAAATGATTGATTGTTCAAAAACAGAGAATTATCTTAGTGAAAGACTAAGAATGACGAAAAGGTCAAAGGGCAAAGGGTGTGACATTGAATGCTCAGAATGTCCATTATCATATACAAATAACGGCGCATCTGAATTTGTGAGCTGTACAACCTTTGAAATGCATTACCCTCAACAAGCAATTTCAATTGTTCAGCGGTGGAGCAATGCACACCCGCAGAGGACTTATTTAAGTGAGTTTTTAAAAAACTATCCGAATGCTAAGCTTGATGAGGACGGCACACCCAAGAATGTATGCCCTTATTACTTAGGGCTGATAAGTAAAAATAATTGCAGAATAAACCGAATAAACCGTAATTGCGTTGAATGTTGGAATCAGCCTGTTGAGGACGGTGAAGAGTGATGAGAGAAATATTATTCAGAGGTAAATTCGGAAACGAATGGAAGTACGGCTTTTTAAGTATTGAACCCAAAGGATTGGTAATCAAAGAGCCATACAAGAACGAAAGCTCAAATGTGTGGCATATTGACGCTGACACAGTCGGACAGTACACAGGCTTGACTGACAAGAACGGCACGAAGATTTTTGAGGGGGATATTGTAAAATATGGTGATACTGTTCATAATGTAGTGTTTGAACAAAGAAACGGAACAGCGTATTTTGGTCTTGTGTATTCAACACTTGAAACCTTATCGTTTGGATATTATCAAGATTTGAAACAAATTGAAGTAATCGGCAATATCTACGACAATCCCGAACTTTTAGGAGATGAAGAAAATGACAAAAGAAAGAATCGCTAAATTCTGCGAGAAATTTAACACACACAAAGCAACGCTTATTCAGGACACAGACCGTTACCTAATTATTGATTGGCGAAGGGCTGATGGAAGCGGAGATTATTATGTGAATTACATAGTAGATAAGAAAAGAGGTAGCTTAATAGTTAGCGGTGATTTGGGTGATAGCATTGCTACTTGGTATAATAAGATTAAGCCGTCAGATCTTAAAAATTATGTAAAAAATGATATTGGGTATTACATAAGCAAGATTCAAACAGCATCAGATTTGTTTTATTATGATGAAAAAAATGTTGTAGAGAGTATTAAATACAATCTTGAGGATTTTGATTCCGATGAAATAATATCTTCGTATAGCGAACATAGTTCGTGTTATATGGAATCGGAAGATGATGTCTGGGAAGAACTTGAACATGAAGTTTCAAACTGCATTTACGGCAACAAGTTTATACCGTCAGAATTGATTGTAGATTTTTGTTCTGAACTTGATACTGATTACTTTGAGTGGCTTTATGATTGTGGTAAACGAATACATCCTCGTGTTTATTTATGGGCAGAAGGATTTTATCGTGCATGTAATCAGCTTGGCATATAATATGCAGGGGTGAGTAACGATGACAAACTTTGAAAAAATCAAACAGATGTCAATTGACGAAATGGCTCGGAGTTGTATGAATTTTTTCGACTGCCCGTATGGCACTCCGTATGTCGGTTGCCCTATGGAAGAACGATTCAACGACAGCTGTATTGACTGCACGAAACATTGGCTTGAAAGTGAGGTAGATAAAAATGATATCAGGAATAACTGAAGTCCTTCCAGAAGAGGCAAACATTTACTCTGAGAATTATAAATTAAACATAAACAGAAAAGAAATTCCGATTGGTACGGTTGTCTTTTTCGTCAAGAAAAAAGAACCTAAATGGGAAATTGGTTTTGGCACGATTGAAGAACACTATACACACGAAATTTGTATTCAGTTATACGATTTCATGGACACACGGTTTATTAATGGTATTCCTTATGAAACATTCGAGACGCCTACACATTGGAAAAAGATACCTAAAGATTTTTTCAAAAAAGAAAACTATGATTTTTTTCAACTTACCGTTGAGCCGTTGCCCGAAATTGCAAAACACTTAAATCCTTACAAAGCAGAAGATATTGCAACTGCAATAAAAGAAGGTATATATGTAAAAGTCCAAGATCGTGACTACAGCCACATAGAGGTTGATTATTGTCGTGATAATAGCGGATATAGACTTGTTCGTTCTTACTTTAACGAACATCACCACCCGTACCATATCAGCTTACCAGTCGGCGAAGTGTTCAAAACATATGAAGGGGCTCAAAAACTTATTGATGTCCATCGTGCAGAATGGAAAAGAGTAGCAAGCTTGACTGATCTTGAATGGAGTATCGAACAAATAGACAATACAATTAACCGTTGGGCATATTTCGATAATATTTCGGAGAGGAACAAAATTGCCGTTAGAGAAAGAATAATGAACTTTGACAATCTCGAAAATGTCGAAGTACGAATTGCAGACGGTCATATCCAATGGAGATATTATGGCAGAAAGCGTTGGAATACTATTTTGGTTGAAGGTGAATAAGGAGCGTGATATAGATTGACGGTTAAAGATTATTTATATTCGGTCAGGGTTTCGGATAAGCTGATCAAAACGAAAGAACACGAGCTGTCGAAACTTAGGCTGAATATTGCACAGGTATCGGTTAAGCAGAACGAGCCTGTTAAGACATCGGGAGTGAATGACCCTATGCGGATTGTTGACAGGATTGCAGACCTTCAGGCTGAAATCAATCGGGAAATTGACAATCTTGTGCGGTTGAAAACTGAAATCCGCAGTAAAATCAACGCACTTGACGATTACCGTTACATTGCAATTTTGACCGAGTATTACATAAATTGTCAGAGGTGGGAGGATATTGCCGAGAGTATGGAAATGAGCGTAAGGCATACCCTGAGATTGCACGGCGAAGCGTTACAGGCGTTCCGAAAAAAGTTCGATTTCTCGTAAAATTATTTTGAAATGTCATTGAATGTCACCCTCACCCTGCGTATAATGGTATTATGAAAGTTTGACAAACAGGACATATGTAGAACTCTCCTAAGTTAAAAAAATTGCACAGACCGCTCTCGTTTGAGGGCGGTTTTGCTTTTGCGGGGTGGAATTAATGTATAAAGATAAATGCGGTACAAGTTACGAAAACAGTACAAGGACGATTTTTGAAGGTGCAGGAGAATATGACATCCCGATTATCAAGCCTACAAAAATTACTGAAAACAAATTCATTGGATTTAATGAAGTTTTGAGCAGTAAGCAGAACAACTGCGGTGTGCATTTCTTTTTGGACGATTACCAGTTCCAAAGATTATGGAATACACCCGACAGGTATATTGAGAGTCTACAAAAATTCAGTTGTGTATTATCGCCTGATTTCAGTCTTTACACTGATTATCCGACAGCGTTGCAGATTTATAACCACTATCGCAAGCATTGGATAGGTGCATATTTACAACTCTACGGCATTGAGGTAATACCTACAATTTGTTGGAGCGACGAAAAAAGTTTTGAATGGTGTTTTGACGGCGAGCCTTTGGGTGGTACGGTTGCCGTATCAAGTGTTGGAACGCAGAACCGTACGGAATCAAAAGAACTGTTTTTGAAAGGTTACAAAGAAATGATTGAACGCTTACAGCCTGAAACAATTATCTTCTACGGCAGAGTCCCCGAAGAATGTATGGGAAACATCATCAACATCAAATCGTTTCAGGAAAAATTCAGGAGGTCAAAATAATGGGCGGAAGAGGCTCTTCAAGCGGTATAAGTGATAAGGGAAAGAAGTACGGTACAGAATATCACACAGTTGCTCAATTTGGTGAAATAAAAGTAATTCGTATGAATGGTAATACTTCGATAAAAGCTCCTATGGAAACTATGACAAAAAATAGAGTGTATGCTACTCTTGACAAACAGAGCAACATCAAAAGTGTTACTTTTTATGACAACTACGGCGAAAGAATAAAACAAATTGACGTTAAAGGTAGACCTCATAATGGAATGATGCCACATACCCATTTGGGTTATGAACATAATGAAATTGGAGATCGTCAATTGACTGATAAAGAACAGAAATATGTAAGTGCATTATTGAATAAATGGGAAAGAAAACACTTGAATATTTAGAAATTTATTGATATAATATTATAAACGCAGGGGATAGTTTAAATAGGAAAACAGTTTTTACAGATTCCGGTGCAACTCCGGAAACCTGTGTTTAAAGACAGTACAGAAATGTGCTGTCTTTTCTTTTGCTTATTTTTAGAAAGGGCGGTGATACCGTGAAAGACAAATTAAATGCAAGACAGAGGAAGTTTGCGGAATATTATGCGCAGAGCGGTAACACCGTTCAGAGTGCGATACAGGCAGGATATTCAGAAAATTACGCAAACGCAAGAGCATATGAATTGTTGGAGAATGTTGGAGTTTCAAAATACATCAAGGAGCTTTCCGATAAGCTCAAAGATGAGCGCATTATGAGTGCAAAGGACAGACAGGTTGCTTTGTCCGACATTGCAAGGAATGACGGGCAGGACACCTCCGACAGAATCAGGGCGATTGACACGCTCAACAAGATGACGGGAGAATACACCGTTAAGGTTGACGCAAAGGTTGAGCAATCCGAAAAGCTCTCTGATGTGTTCAGACAGTTAGGCGGTGAGGGCTTGAGTGAGTAGCTTTCCTTTGTCGCAAAAATACATTGACTTTATCAACACAACAAATGTGTCGGCTGAATTTCTTGAAGGAACTACAGCGTCCGGCAAAACTACCGTCGGAGCAGGCGTTAAGTTTATGCGAATGGTGTCGCAAAGTAAAAAGAAGATACACGCCATTGCCGCCAAAACTACGGGCAAGGCTGAGGAAACTATAATTCAACAGGACAACGGTATTCTTGACTTGCACCGCAACGCTGTCTATTGCGGTAACGGCGACAAGGATTACAAGCTACCGCATATCAAGTTTGAGGACAAAATTATCTATATTCTCGGTTACAGCAGTCGGGATAAGTGGGAAATGGTTCTCGGTGCGCAGTTTGGGTGCGTTTATATTGACGAAATCAACACCGCCGATATCGAGTTCATCCGAGAGATGTCAACCCGTAATGACTATATGCTTGCAACGCTGAATCCCGATGATCCGAGCCTGCCTGTGTATAAGGAGTTTGTCAACCGCTCCCGTCCTTTTAAAAAATATGAAAACGATGTTCCTCCCGAGATTACTGCGGAGCTTACCGAAGAACCTGTACCGAATTGGCGGTATTGGTTCTTTTCTTTTGCCGACAATTTAAGTCTTACGCCCGAGCAGATTGAGAAGAAAAAGAACTCTGCACCGAAAGGTACAAAGCTCTATAAAAATAAAATCTTAGGTTTGCGAGGCAGAGCAACAGGTCTTGTGTTCCCGAATTTTGAGAGGGCAAGACATATCAAATCAAAAGAGTGGGCAGGAAAGTTTTTGAACTGTAACCGCAAGTCGGAACACTTTGTTCAGTTCACCGCAGGTCTTGATACCGCCTATTCGCAGAAGTCGCCTGACACTATCGCAATGACATTTTACGGCATTACCAATCACGGCAAGTGTGTTCAGCTTGATGAAAGAGTTTATAACAACGCTGAAATGCAAACACCTATTGCCCCGAGTGACACGGTGAAGAATTTTATTGATTTCCTTGACCGCAACCGTGATGAATGGGGCTTTGCACGCACGGCTTTTATTGACAGCGCCGACCAAGCGACTATTACCGAATTTCAAAAGTATAAGCGACAGCACGGCTGTGTCTATGACTTTGCAAATGCATGGAAGAAAACGAAGATTATCGACCGAATCAATCTTGTACTCGGCTGGCTTGCCACCGACTGTTATTTTGTGCTTGAACATTGTAAAAACACGATTGCCGAGTTTGAAATTTATAGCTGGCGAGAGGATAAAGACAACACACCCGAGGACGGTCACGACCATTGCATTAACAGCGGTCAATATGCGTGGCTGCCGTTTAAAAATATTATTGGAAGTGAAATAAATGGGGCTGATTAACAGAATGGCTGAATCTATCAGATCTGGAATTAAAAACTTTTTGCAGATTACTCCTGCAAGCGACAAAACAATTACCGTCACCGAAACAAGCAATCATCTGACCGAGTGCTTTATCAATCGCATTTGGTATTGGGGCAACAGCAGACAGCTTGCGGAGCTGTACAGGCAGATTGATACAAACAAAACTATGTTTTGGGCGGCAAAAAGCACAAAGGGGCTTGAAATCCGTAAAATACACACGGGCTTGCCGGCACTCATCTGCGAAACGCTTGTGAATATCGTAATTTCCGACTACAACGGCACAGATGTTACAAGTAAAAATTCAACCGCTTATGCAGAGCGTTGGGAAGATATTGAAAAGCAGAACAAATTGTCCGACACGGTTAAACAAATGCTTCGTGACCTATGTGTTGTCGGTGACGGTGCTTTTAAGGTCAGTTTTGACACGGCTGTATCAGATGTTCCGATTGTTGAATGGTATCCTGCCGAAAACATCGACTTTACATATGTGCGTGGCAGAATCCGAGAGGTTAAGTTTTACACCGATTACACGCAAAAACACCGCCGTTACCGCTTTGAAGAAACATACGGTTACGGCTATATTCACTATGCTTTGTATGATGACAACGGCAAAGAGATTGACCTGCACACGGTTGACGCTCTTTCGTGGATTGATTCAAAGGGTGTTACATTTGACGAATCATATATGTGGGCTGTACCTGTCCTTTACGGCAAATCGTGCCACAAGGGCAGAGGTGCAGGCATTATCGGCATAAAAACAGACGCTTTCGACAGCCTTGATGAAGTGTGGTCACAGTGGATGGACGCACTCAGAGCCTGCCGAACAAAGCAGTATGTGCCTGATTGCCTTGTTCCGAGAAATCCCGAAACCTGTCAGCCAATATCGCCAAATCCGTTTGACAACCGATTTATCACCGTGGGCAACGATATGTCTGAAAACGGCAACGGCAACAGGATTTACACCGAAAGTCCGCAGATTCAGCACGAAAGCTATTTGAGTTCATACATTACTGCCCTCGACCTCTGCTTACAGGGCATTATATCGCCGTCAACTCTCGGCATTGATACGAAGAAGCTTGATAATGCAGACGCTCAGCGTGAAAAGGAAAAGACAACCCTTTACACAAGGCAGAACCTTGTGAAAATTACGCAGAACGCACTTCAAAGCCTTGTTGCAGTTGTACTCAATGCAGACGGTGAACTTAACGGCAAGGGTATTGTTGAGGGCTTGGAAGTATCCGTAAACTTCGGCGAATATGCAAATCCGAGCTTTGAAAGTCAGGTTGAAACCGTGTCAAAAGCAAGACAGGGCGGTTTGATGTCAGTTGAAACCTCGGTTGACGAGCTTTACGGCGACAGCAAGTCGGAGGATTGGAAAGCCGAAGAGGTGCAGAGAATTAAGGAAGAACAGGGCATTGCAGGCGAAGAAGAAAAATCGGAGCTTGACGATGTGGACCTTACCGACACAGAAGAACCTGACAATAACGCAGATGATGAAGAAAATGCGGAAAATAATGCAGAAAAAACCGAAAGCAATCCCGAACAGAACGATACACAGGTAAACAATGAGTGATTACAATATCAGAGAAGTCTTTGAAAAAATCGAAGATGAACTGATTGACAGCATGATGAGAAATTTCAGCCGTCACAGAGCCGAAGAAACCAAAGAGGGTTACAACTGGACACAATGGCAGGCTGAACAGCTCAAAAGTCTTGAAGAGTACCGTAAGCACAACGCAAAGAAATTTGGCAAGCGTTTCAAAACCATTAACGGCAAGGTTGAAGAGATGATTCGCACCGCCAAAGCTGACGGAAATGCAAGTCAGGAGGCAGAAATTCTTGAAGCTGTCAAGGAAGGTTTCAAGGCTCCGAAAAAGCCGTCAGCACACAGCACAGCCGAGTTTTTTAAGGTGAATGGCCGTAAACTTGATGCACTCATAAAATCGACCACAGACGATTTAAAGAGGGCAGAAACGGCAGTTTTGCGTATGAGCAACGACAAGTACCGCAAGGCGATTTTTAACGCACAGGTTGCAATGAACACGGGTGCGGTTACATACGAAAAAGCCGTTGATATAGCTTGCAAAGATATGCTCAACGCAGGTCTTAATTGTGTGGAATACAAGAACGGTGCAAGGCACACGCTCTCTGATTATGCGGATATGGCGGTTAAAACAGCCAACAAAAGAGCCTATCTTCGTGGCGAGGGCGAAAAGCGAGCCGAATGGGGAGTATCCCTCGTTGTTGTGAACTCAAGACAGGGCGGTTGCCCCGATTGTGCAAAATATATCGGCAAGGTGTTTATTGACGATGTTTATTCAAACGGCAAAAAGTCAGACGGAAACTATCCGCTTCTCTCAACCGCAATCAAGAACGGTTTGTTTCATCCGAGATGTAAGGACAGCACAAGTACATATTATCCCGAACTTGATGATTTGGACGCACCGTTGTCTGAAGATGAAATCAAAGAGCTTGACCGTCAGCGAGGAATTGAGGAAAAACAGCAGTATGCACAGCGACAGGCAGAACGCTTTGACCGCCGTGCCGAATACAGCCTTGATGAGGACAATAAACGCATTGCCCAAACCCGAGCCGATGAGTGGCACGATAGGGCGAATACGCTTGAAGAAAAGACAAAGCAATTCTCACTAAACACCAATGAACAGAAATATTACAGACCTGTTTTTGAAGAAGATATATCAAAAACTTTTGAACGCAAAATTGAGGGCGAAACAATTACAATTGATACCCACAAGGCAAATACATTGTGTGATAATGTTTATATTTCAGATAAGGTAAAGCTAAAACGAAAAGAACTTCATAATTTTGATATGCAAGTGAGAAAAGCGTTTGATATGCTCGGAGAGGTTGAAACAAGCGGAAAGCCTGAAATTTGTATTGTCACTCCCGAAGAAATGCGAGTAAATGCTATTGCTTCATATATGCCAATGCAGAATGTTCTAAATGTCAATTCAGCATACTTTTCAACAAGTGATTTGTCAGATTTACAAGAAAACTTGGCTTGTCCGCAAGACGGATTGAGTACAATTCTTCACGAACTGATTCATTGGCAAGACGCTAAAAATTACAGAGCAAAATTCGGAAGTATTAACGATTATTTTGAATATTGCGATTACCTTAATAAAATTTATGCTCCAAAGGTTGAAAAATTGATAAATAACGGTTATAATATAGAGGATATAAGTGAGTATGCTTTTGAATGCTTAAAAGATAAAGCTATGGATGAAGTGTATAACGAGTACAGAGTCAGCAAACTTTTAGGGTGATGATGGTATGAGATTGATACAAACTGAAGAACAAAAATCTCTATGGAATGCGTTTAAGCCGTACCTTGTAACAAATGGTTTAAATGTCACTTTGCGTGAAGATGCTCCACAAGAAGCTAAAGATGCTGAAGCACTTTACAGTAAGCTTAGAGAGAAACAAAAAATGCAATATCTAAAAGATAGTGGCATAATCTAACCGCTCCGTAAAAAGGGCGGTTTTGTTGTTTAACTTGCCGAGAATATGTTCAGAGCAAGAAAAACGGCTTATTTACGGCATTATTTAACTTGCCTGTAACTTGCCGTAACAGAACTAAATACATCAAATCAGCACTTTGAGAAATCAGAGTGCTTTTTTATTATTAATCAAAGAAAGGTTTGATACTATGAGAAAAAGAATTTTAGCAATTGTACTTATGGTAGTTATGATTGCAACAACCGTACTGATTACTGTGGGCTGTACCGAGGCAACGCAGGTATCGCACAATGTTTCGCAGGAAGCAGACAATTTCAATGTGATACGCAGGCTTACGGTTATTAACACAAGAACCGATAAGCCGTCATTTGAACTCGTTGCCGCTTTTTCATTACAGGTCGATAATGACGATAACCAAATTGAGGTTGTCTGCGAAACGGGCAAGGGTGAATACAAAAAGCATATCATAGGTCTTAATGATGAAACTATGTATGTTGTAGAGGACATAAGCGGTGCAGAAGTGGACAAATACCGTTATGAAATTAACTTCCTGCCTAAACAGATTTTACCGATTACATTTAAGAGTAAAGATTAACAGTTAAACCCGTCGATTTCGACCGGTTTAGAAAGGTGGTGACAGAATGAAAATCAGAGTAACAACAGCATTTAATGACAGGCAGAACGGTTATGTAACCCGACCTGTGAATGAAGTTTTTGAATGCTCCGAGCAGAGAGCAAAGGAACTCATTGACGGCGGTTTTGCAGAAGAGGTCAAGTCTGACGCTCCCAAAAAGCCGAGAACCAAAGCAGTTAAAACAGAAAAAGCAGATTAAGCACTTTACGAATATGTAAGGTGCTTTTTTATTGTCCGAAGACATTAAACTACGGGAGACACCGTGCAAAACTGAAACAGAGAGACACTCTATAAACTGATTACGGGAGACACCCGAAAAACTGAAAGGATATGAAAAAAATGGCAGAACCAAATCCAACACCAACCCCCAATGAACCGACACCTGCACCGCAGGGAACACCGCAGGGAAATGCTCCTGCCTTTGATTATGACAAGCTCGCAAGCCTTATTACAGGCAAACAGAGCGTGACAGAGGACACCGTTTTGAAGTCATATTTTAAGGAGCAGGGATTGTCAGCCGATGAGATGAAAGAGGCTATCGGTGCTTTTAAAAAGCAGAAAGCCAAGAACACTCCCGACTTTGCAAAAATGCAGTCGGAAGTTGAATCCGCAAACAACGCAAAACTTATGGCAGAAGTCAACCAATCGGCAACCCTCGAAGCCGTAAAACAGGGCGTTGACATTGCAACCGTTCCGTATGTGCTTAAAATTGCAGACTTTTCAAAGGCTGTGACAGACGGCAAGGTCAATGCGGAAAAGCTGACAGAGGCTGTTAAAAAGGTGCTTGACGATATTCCCGCACTCAAGGGCAAACCTGCCGAGAACGGCACAGGAGTTAAGAAAATCGGCGGTGACGGCAACAGCGACAAAAATTTAACAGAAGATGCCTTAAGAGGAATTTTCGGCATCAAATCGAAAAAGTAAGAAAAGAGGTAAATAATTATGGCAGTATTAGAATACGCAACTATTTTCAGTAATGTTTTAAGAGAATTGTACGGTCAAGTCCTTACTTGTGATGACCTTTACCACTCAAACTCTGACATTCAGATTATCAACGGTAAGGATATTAAAATCCCGAAACTCTCGGTCAGCGGTTATAAAGACCATACACGAGGTGCAGGCGGTTTTAATTCGGGTACATATTCAAACGGTTACGAAACCAAAACCCTTGACCACGACAGAGATATTGAGTTTGCTATCGACCCTATTGATGTTGACGAAACAAATATGGTAGTAACTATCGCAAATATTCAGACACGCTTTGAAAAAACACAGGCTATACCTGAACTCGACTGTTATACTTACAGCAAGCTTTATACAGAAGCTAAGCGAGTTGGTGCAACAGTAAAAACTACTGCATTAACTGCGGCGAATGTGCTTGCAGATTTTGACGATAACCTTGAGGCTTTTGCCGAAGCGGGTGTACCGCTCGACAGGGTTATTCTTTATGCGACACCACAGTACAAAAAGCTTTTGAAGAATGCAGAGGGTATTCAGAGAACACTTGAAATCAGTTCCGCAAAGGGCATTGACCGCCGTGTTCGTTCCGTTGATGATATTGATAAGATTGTAGAAGTGCCAAGTTCAAGAATGAAGTCTTTGTTTGATTTTACAAACGGTTGTGTTGCTGACAGCTCAGCTAAGCAGATTGACTATATTCTTATTGACCCGGAAGCACAGGTGTCAAGAGTTAAGTATTCATATATCAATGTCTATACTCCGGGTTCTGACAGCCGAACAGCTGATAATTATATATATCAGAACAGAAAAGTTAATGGTACTTTTGCCATTGACGAACTTATGAAGCAGGGCGTAATCATTCATGCCGAGGCTTAAAGCGAGGTGAGAAAAAATGAAAGCAATCAAAGACAATAAGTCATATACAGTCAACACAGACGAGGAAGCTAAGACTTATGTATCCCGTGGTTATGATATTCAGGACGACAATGGTAAAATCAAAGAATACGGCTTAGGCAAGAAAATTTCTGTTGATGATTACAATACTTTGAAGAAAGAAAATTCAAAGCTCAAAGCCGAAAACAAAAAACTTAAAGAGAGTACCAAGTCAGACACAAAGGAGTAAATCTATGTATGCTGATTACATTGAACATCAGGGCGGAGATGAAAACAGTATTATCTCTGCCGAACACATTGATGTTCTGACTTTTAACCGCATTGATTTTGAAAAACTTTCGGAAATGCAGAAGAGAATCATCAGCAGAGTGCATAGCAGACTTACTGCTTTTGAAGAAGAAAATGCCGATATGATTTCTTCCTACCTGAAAAGCTATTCAATCAACGGCACATCAATGGAATTTGGCGCAAGCTGGAATTTAATGTGCATCAGCGGAGTGGCAATTCCTGCCGACCTCTATGCGTTGCTAAAATCAACAGGACTTTGTTATCCTGCAATCTGAAAGGTGCGTGAAAACCGTGAAATTTCCGTCACTTGTAAAAAAGCAGTTCTGCAAAACTCCTGTCGAGGTCACAATCTACGGTGAGGGAATAACCGAGGACGGCTCTCCTGTTATCGCATTTGAGTGCAAAAACCTGTATCCCTCCGAAAATCTTTATCCGTCAAATCTCCGCTGCGGAGGCAATGCTGTATGCAATGTGCAGTCAAAGGCAAAGACGGTCTATACCAAAGAGCAGAAAATTGTTCAGGTGTCGGCTGCCTTGCTTTTTGACGGCGACATTGCTCCCGACAGCCCCACTTTAAGCGGTGGCTTTGTAATCCTTGACGGCGTAAAACGAAACATCGTACAGGGTACAAAACACCGCAACCCCGACGGCAAAGTTAATTTTACGGAATTGGATGTGATTTAATGGGATTTTCAGTATCATCAAAAATCAAACTCAATATGCCTGTTGTAAAACAACTTGACAAGGCAAAGCAACAGGCTCTTGAACAGACAGGTGACGCACTTCTTAAACAGGTGAAAAACACGCAGGTAATGCCGTTTGATACGGGTAATCTTCAGAACGAAAACACCTTTGAAGATTGTGCGCAGAGTTGGAACGGCACGGTTAAAATAGTGTCAAGCACTCCGTATGCAAGGCGGTTGTATTTTCATCCCGAGTATAATTTCAGCCGTGAGGAAAACATTGCCGCAGGCGGTAAATGGTTCTCACCGTGGCTTGAGGGCGGTACACGGCAGAATTTTTGCAGTCGGGCATTTGTGAGATTATACAGAAAGGAAGCAGGACTTTGATTTACTTATCGGACATCAGAGATTGGCTCAAAAGCGTTACCTCAGCCGAGCATTATTACATCGGCAAGCTTGACAACAAGCAGGACAGGTCAATCGGTGTGTATTCATTAAAGCAGTCGGGAACACCCACAAGGGCAATCGGCGGTGAAAGCCCCTACGATACAATAAGCGTGTCTTTGCTTATCCATTACACCGACAACGCAAGAGAAACCGAGGAGTTTGCACGCAGACTTTACGAAACGCTTTACGGCATTAAAAAAGTTGAAATTAAGGAACACAAAATCTATATAATCGAACTGCTCACGGAAGAACCCGTTGATGTGGGAACAGACGACAAGGGTGTGTATGAGCAGGTCATTGAAGTTAAATTTTATTACGAAAGGAAGTAATTTTATGGCAAAAGTTGAATCGGGAGTATTCCCATGCTATGAAAATCAGTTTGCGGTTGGCAAGGCAGGAACAGAATCCGCCACGACAAATATTGCTAACTGCGAAGAATTTTCTGTTGCATTTGACAACGGTGTCGAGGAATGGACAGCCTTTGAAAACGAGGGCTGGAAGTCAAGGCTTATGACAGCAAAGTCAATCACAATTTCGGTAAAGGGCAAGCGTACAATCGGTGACGCAGGCAATGACCAGATTGCCGCCCTTGCATTTGAAAACGGCAGAAAGGCAGAAGTTTCGTTTATGTGGACCTTCCCCAACGGTGCAACCGTCCTCTTTAAAAATGCAGTTGTATCCGTTACATCAAACGGCGCAGGCGCAAGTACGGGTGTTGCTCCGCTTGAATTTGAAGTTATGTCAAACGGCAAACCCGTATATACAGCAGCCGCTTAAAAAACGAAAGGAATGAACGATTATGTCAAAGTTAATTGATATTACAGACAAACTTAATTTTGAGGAAAAGCCGAGTGTCAGAGTTAAAAATGTTGACCTTGCAATCAACAACGACGCAGTTTCAATTCTCAAACTTGCGGCAATTTTTGAGGACGGCAACGGCAAGAACAAAGATGTTATCAAAATGTATCATCTCCTTTTTGATGAATCCGAAAGGGAAAAGATTGAAAAGCTACAGCTGAATATTCACGATTTCAGCACCCTTATCAGCGAATCTGCCAAAATTGTACAGAGCGATTTGACTGACGAGGGGGAAGCTCAGACCCCGGCTACGACCTGATTGATGACTTTGATTTAATCGTGTCAAGCTTTCGCTCGGAGTACGGGGTCAGCATTTATTCAAAGGATTTTGCAAAAATGAGTTGGAATGAGTTCTGCTCACTTCTGCAAGGCTTAGGACCCGAAACACCGCTTGCAAGAACGGTTCAAATTCGCCTTGAAACCGACAAAGAGGTCTTGAAAAACTTTACTTCGTCACAGCATAAAATCCACAACAAATGGCGGTCAAGAAATGTAAAGCACTATTCAGACGAAGATATGAACACCGTTCTTGCAGAATTTCAAAACTTCTTCGCTAATCTGTAAATTTGTACATAAATTTCGCTGTATCTACAAAATTCTTGACAATGTTAATATATAGTGATAAAATGTAACATACACTAACAAATTTATTAAGGAGAGTGTATGCTTATGAAATGTCCACATTGCGGAAACGAATTAAAGGACGATGCAAAATTTTGCGACAAGTGCGGTGCAGGATTTGGCGGAAACGATTCAACCTCGGCAACCGTAAATCCTGCAAATGCAAAGAAGAAAATTTACAAGCGTTGGTATTTTTGGGTTATTATCGTTGTTGCTATTATGATTGTTGGCGGTGTAAACGGTGCAATTAACGGTAACAGCGGTTCAAACAAATCAAAGCAGGAAACTACTGTTGCAAATCAGAGTTCAGAAAAAGCAACTGAAAAAGCGACAGAAGCACCGACCACAAAAGAAGTTGCAACAGAAAAGCCTACTAAAGACCCGAAGAAGGTTGAAAAAGAATTTAAAGACGGTTGCAAAACAATCGACTTTAAAACTCTTTCAAGAAACCCTGACAAGTACAAAGGTAATGGCTACAAGTTTGAAGGTCAGATTATTCAGGTTCAGGAAGGCTGGGGCGATTCGGTTGACCTGAGAATCAATATAACCAAAGAAGAAAATGAGTATCTTGATGAACCATTGTGGACTGATACAATCTACGCAACTGTAGAAATTCCTGACGGTGCGGACAAACTCCTTGAAGATGATGTAATCACATTCTGGGGAACTTGTGACGGCGACTATACATATGAAACCGTAATGGGCAACAATGTGTCACTTCCGAAAATCGACATCAAATACTACGAACTCAACAACTAAAACAAAAAGCCACTCCAAAGGGAGAGGCTTCGTAAGGAAGTCCTCTCCCTCGGCTTTTGTAATCGGCCGGAATGATTGGATTGTAGGTAAAATCAATCATATTGGAGGATTACAAAATGGACAAGTACATTTATAACGAGAAAAACGGGCTTTGGTATGAATTACAAGGTGATTACTATCTGCCCTGCCTGAAACTGCCGGAAGAAAGTGAAGTACATATCGGCATATGGGGACAACGGCACTTGCGGTATCTAAAGCAGTATCACAGAGTGCGCTACTACAATCTGCTGACAAGCGGCAAATTAAATGATTATCTTGTTGATGTGGAAACTTGGGCACAGCAGATGTTTGATGAACTTGTGAAAACACTATCTCGGAGTGAAAGCCTGACGGAAGATTTTAAGGCAATCGCTCCGATGGAATGGGTTAGGAAAAGCAATAACATCCGAAATAGGGCGGCTGAAATTGTAAATCAAGAGGTTATTTTCTCGTAATCAAGCACGGCGTGTGGGTACATCCCGCACGCCGTTTCCATATACCTCAATCGAGTTTCCGATAATATATTGTGCAATCGAACCCATCTTTTATCTTGCAAAGCTCAAAATTATCTTGACTTTTAGAATAGACGTGATATACTAAAAATGTAAAGCAAAACGCCGCAACGCAGAAGGAGAACGAATATGTCGGTAAATTATAAAAAGCTCTGGAAGCTGATGATCGACAAAAATCTCAGCAAGACTGAATTGACGCGTTTGGCTGGGATCAGCACTAACGCTATGGCAAAGCTGGGGCGCAACGAAGATGTTCGGGTGAATGTGCTGGAAAAGCTCTGCACCTCACTGGACTGCAAGCTGGACGACATTGTCGAATTTGAAACTGAACAGAAGAAGTAACTTGAAAGGAAAGGGCGTGACAAC